CTTCATCACGCTCGATGCCTATGCGGCGCGCGATACCGCCGAAAATGGCCCTCCCCTGCGCTATGCGATCGCCGGCGGGTATATGCTGTTCGATCCCCCCGCGTCGGCGGCGATGACGGCGACCTTGATCTACCGCCGGCAGATCGATCCGCTATCCGAGAACGGCGGCAACTGGCTGCTCGACGCCTTTCCCGACCTCTATCTCTACGGCGCGCTCAGCCAGGCCGCACCTTACATCGAGGATGCGGATCGCGCCGCCACCTGGGCTCAGCTTTTCGAAAAGGCGCTGGGTGAAATCAATATTGACGGCCAGGCGCAGGCCTTCGGCGGCACGCTTCAGACCAACAACGGACAGGCAAGGACCTACTGATGGCCTTCACGGACTATAATGCGCTGCAGGCGGCGATCGCCAACTGGCTGAACCGGGCCGACCTGGCGGCGGCCATTCCCGACTTCATCACCCAGGCGGAAGCCACGCTGAACAAGGTGTTGCGCACGCGCTTCATGATCGCGGAAACCACGCTTTCGATCGCGGCCAATGCCGACCGTGTCGCGCTGCCCGCCGACCTGATCGACGCGCTCTATGTCGTCGACAGCGGCAATGCCACGCACACCCTGGTCAAGCAGGCGCCCGACTGGATGGCCAAGCAACAGAGGCTGCGGCTGAAGACCGCCGGCGTGCCGCTCTATTACGCCGTCATCGGCGCGAACATGCTGATGTGTCCCGTGCCGGCGGCGGCCACGTCGTACAGGCTGTCCTACTACCAGGAAATCCCGGCGCTTTCGGCGACGAACCTGACCAATTGGGTATTGAGCCATCACCCCGACCTCTATTTGTACACGGCACTGATGCACGCGGCGCCCTACATGGCCGACGATGCGAGGAGTGAGCTCTTCGGCCAGTCGATCGTCAAGATGGTGCAGTCGTTGATCGCCAACAACCAGACCACCACCCTGGAAGGCCAGGACTACAACGAGTTCAAGGGATAGGCCGTGACGACACCGACGACGAACTATGGTTGGGGCAAGCCGGTCGACGGCGGAGACTTCGACAATTGGGGCAATGAGCTCAACGGCGTGATCGACGCTGTCGACAGCCAGGTCCACGCCAATGACGCGGCGGCCATGGGTTATGCCAATACGGCGCAGTCGAACGCCCAGGGGTCGAGCCTGCAGAAGGCGGCGAACCTGTCCGACCTCGGCAACGTGGCGGCGGCATTGGGGGCGCTGGGCCTTGTCGGCGTGTCCGGCGGCGGCGGATGGGGCAATAGCTGGTCGATCACCATACCGGTCGAGATCGGCGGCGCCGTCACGGGCGTCATCGTGCAGGGCGGTATCGCCAGCACCATCCCGGCCGACAGCACGACGGGCCTCATCTTCCCCATCGCCTTTCCGAATGCCTGCTGGGGGGTCTATCCCAGCCTGAGGGTCTCGTCCTTCGACAATACCAAGGACAATGTCGGCCTGGTCGCCGGTACGCCGTCGCGGACAGGATGCGTGCTGGCCAACAACCAGATCAATGGCAATGCGACGGTCGACATTCCCTGGTGGGCGATCGGTTACTGATGGCCTATGTCACGCTCGATATCCCGCCGGGACTTTACCGCACCGGCACGGATTACAAATCCAAAGGCCGCTGGCTGAACGCCAATCTGTGGCGGTGGTTTTCCGGCGAACAGCGGCCGGTCGGCGGCTGGGTGCGGAAATCCATCGGCAGCCTAAGCGGCGCGCCGCGCGCCATGATCGCGTGGAAGAGCAATGCCGGCAAGCTGTGGGGCGCGGTCGGCACGCACAGCCGCCTCTACGCCATGACCTCCGGCGGCTATCTCTACGACATCACGCCGGCAGGCTTTGCCGCCGGACGGCCAGACGCCACCACCGGCGGGGCCTATGGGGACGGACCCTATGGCCGCGGCAATTACGGCCGGGGCCAGAACACCTCGGACGCGGTCACCGCCGACGCTTCGGTCTGGTCGCTCGATACCTGGGGCGAGGACCTTGTCGGGGTCATGGCCGAGGACGGACGGCTGTGGCAATGGACGTTGAATCCCACGGCGGCGGCCACCGCGATCGCCAATGCGCCGTCAGCCACGGCCGTGGTGGTCACCGCCGAGCGCATCATGATGGCTTTGGGCGCCGGCGGCGATCCCAGGCAGGTCGCGTGGTCGGACCGCGAGGACAATAGCAGCTGGGCCGAAGGCGTGACCAATTATGCCGGCCGTTTCACCCTGCAGACCACGGGCAAGGCGATGTGCGGGCGGCGGGTCAGCGGCGGGACCCTGATCCTGACCGACAGCGACGCGTGGCTCGCGACCTTCCTGGGTCAGCCCCTGGTCTACGGCTTCACCAAGGTCGGCGCGCAGTGCGGCATCGTCAGCCGCGGCGCCATCGTCACCACGGACGTGCAGGCCTTCTGGATGTCGTCGAACGGCTTCTGGGCGTTCAACGGCTATTGCGAGCCGCTATCGTGCGAGGTGCACGACTATGTGTTCTCGAACATAAACACCACCCAGTTCAGCAAGGTCACGGCGGTGCACGTCTCGGCCTTCGACGAGATCTGGTGGTTCTATCCATCGGCGGCCGCCACCGAGAACGACAGGTATGTCGTCTATAACTACCGGGAGAACCACTGGAATTTCGGTAACCTGACGCGGCTCTGCGGTATCGACAAGGGGCCCTTCGCCTATCCGATGATGTGTGACGATGCCGGCAATGCCTGGGATCACGAGAACGGCGTCGATCATGGCGGGATAACGCCCTTCGCCGAAAGCGGGCCGCTGGAACTCGGCCAGGGCGAGCGGACACTGATGGTGCGCAAAATCGTGCCGGACGTGAACAGCCTGGGCGAGGTGACGGTGTCGTTTACGACGCACCTCTATCCGAACGACGCTCCGGTGGCGGTAGGATCCTATGCGATATCGGCGCAGACCGATGCGCGCTTTTCGGCGCGGTCGGTAAGCGTGCGGCTGAACGGCGCGGACCAGGCGGACTTCCGCGTCGGCAGCTTCCGCTTCGAGGTGGTGGAGCGGGGCGGAAGATGAGGCCGTCCGACGTCAGCATTTTTGGCAAAAACAGGAAAATGCCGCCCAGGACTTCGCCCAGCGCCGATCGGCGCAGACGGGGATGGGGGATGCCGGCGTCTTTCTGAATTCGGTCGCCGACGGCGCGAGTTTCGGCCTGACCAACCGGATCGACGCGGGACGCGCCGCCCTGCAAACCATGGCCGAAAACGCGGCGCGCGACTACTATCACCTGCCGCACCGCTTTTCGCCGGCTCAAGCCTATCGCGCCGTCAAGGATAAGGACGACGCCGAAAGCGCGCAGTTCGCCCAAAACCATCCGGTATTGAATTTCGCCGGCAATATGGCCGGGTCGATGATCAATCCGGCCGCGGCTGTCGGCGGCAACTGGGCGTCGAAGGCCCCAACCCTGCTGGGCATGATGGGACGCGGCGCGGCGGTCGGCGCGGGTCTTGGCGCGGCCAACGGCGCCGGAAACGCCAAGGAGGGACAGGAACCGGCGGGGGCGCTGAACGGCGGATTTGGCGGCATGCTCGTGGGCGGGGCGGCGCCGGCCATTGGACAGAAGGTTCTGCCCGCCGTGTTGCGCATGGCCGGACGCGGCCTGAACAATCTGGGCGGCGCGGTGACGCGGGCGTTGAACACGGATAAACCGCTATATTTCCTGGATCCGGCGGATCAGGCCATGCAGGCGGTGGGCCGGGTGCTGGCCGACAAGGGTGTCGGCCCGCAAGAGCTGACCAATAGTCTGAAAAGCCTGGAGAGGACCCTGCCGCCGCGCCTTCCCGGCTCATCGCAGGCGTTCAGTCCGAGCTTGTTCGACGTGGTCAAGAACGCGGGTAACAAAGCCAAGCCGGCGGTCCAGCTTTTCAAGAGCGCGGCCCGCGACCAGTCGACGGCCGCCGCGGACTACGCCAGCCAGGCGGGGAACGATATCTGGCCGCACATGCAGGGGGCGGTGGACCGTTTGCCGCCGGGCCAACCGGCGAGCGACCTGCTGAAACAGGTGGAAACGGCGCGCGTGAGCGGTATGGCCGACCCCGCTTATCTCGATAAGCTGAAGGAAGCGGCAGACTATGCGCGTGGCAACCTCGTCAATGAAGAACGACCTCGCGACTTCGAGAGGAGGATCAGCGACATCCGCGATGCCGGCCAGGCCTGGCAGGGGACGAACGCGCCT